TCTGCGGCTTATTCTGCGGCGGCTTCTGCGGCGGCTTCTGCGGCGTCTGCGGCTTATTCTGCGGCGGCTTCTGCGGCTTATTCGGATGAAGAAGAGTTAAACCTATTACTAATGCTGGATTGTTTATGAGAAGAACAGAAGATCAACTAAGAGAGTTTATTAAGAACAAAGCAGAAGATTATCAAAATACCTATAGAGAGGTTAGTCAATCATCCTACTATGTAGAACCCGAGTTTAAAGCTGGTACCGAGCTACTCCTACCACTTCTGCTAGAAGCGTTAGATGCTTTGGAGTTTTATGCAGATGGGAATAATTGGGAACATCTTAATAAAGAAAGTACAGACTATATTGCTATTTCAGACGATCAAGGAATAGGAGATTTTCAAATAACGTCCGTGACAGATGATGAGTATGTCGGTGGGCGCAGATCTAGGGAAGCTCTTAAATCAATTTCAGAAAAGATAGGTGCAAAATGTCGGAAATAACAGAAATGATTTTAGAAGGAATACTTTGTGAGATATGTGGAGTTTATTTAGATGATCGCGAAGAAAAGCCGCATCCACACAAATGCGAGGATTGTGAAAATGAGTGAGCAAGATGGCCACATAAGATTCGGAATGAGTGACACAATAATCACGCATGTGATTGCAATGTCTGAGTATGAAAAGCTTAAAAAGCAAAACGATATTTTAATAGAGGCTTTAATTTCTTATAGCAAAGAACAACATCATGGCTTTACTGCGCGTGAAGCTTTGGCAAGGGTTAAAGAATTAGAAACTAAACAAGGAGAATGAGATGGAAAAATATCAAAGCTATAAAATTGGAAAGAACCTTTACCGAGTAAATATACCTAAACGTAAATTAGCAATAAATGTTGAAACAGGACTATCAATTTGTAAGCACAAGGGACGATGGATTGTTGCGCTGACCCGTGAACATGGTTTTGGTTCGGATAGAACATTTAAGCAGAATGAAACAATAAATAGAAGTCAGGCATTAATGATGATTCAATTTCTCTCAAGCTACGTTAATTTAGTTAAACCGACTGAAGCAACCGCACTAAGCGCAAGTCTTAGATCGTCGGCCAACAGAATAATTAAAACAGGTCAAGAACTGACTGGATTGGCAGTATCAAATGAATAAAACAGTAAATTGTATAGAGGCAATTAAGGCTAATCGTGATGGTAAGAGAGTAAGACATAGAACAGATTCTAGATGGTTAGAACCGGGGTATTTTAGTGGCAATAGAATGGTATCCTCTGAGGAATGTCTATCGGATTGGGAAATAGAAGACGAGCCTTTGGTTTTGTGGGTTAATATCTATCCAAATGAAGTTCGTCTTGCCTACAAAACAAAAGAAGATGCAGACAGTAATAGCGGTTTAGCTAGAATCAAATGCATTAAAATGGTTGAGGTGAGAGATGAATAAATTAACTTTGTTTTCAGTAGTTTTAAATTCGTTAATTACGCTGTATCTATGTGTGAAAAATTTACAACATGAGAAAAGCTTTAAGATAACTATTGAAATAATTAGGGAGCAAATAAATTGCCTAATTTCTCATGAAGAAAAATTGCAAGAACTAGAAAAAAACTCCCAAAATACGAAATAATGACAAAATAACGCGGTAAATTAACAATGGAATTTTATTTTTATACATTTATTTTTATACATTTATTTTATAGTTATTATGCTCATTATTATTATAAAAAAATTATTAAAGACTTAGAAAAGAAAAATGACTTACTAGATTACGAACTGTTTAGATTAAAAATACACAAGAACGAAATACTAAATGATTTTAAAAAATATAAACAAAAAAACTCCAAGTTGACATAATGCACATTAAGCTTAATATTTAAGCATGATTGTTATCGACAACTTTCCTTTGGGACCGTCTGCGAATGAGTTATACGAACCAAACGTAAGACGGTATCGAGATAAGTCAGGTAAGTTAAGAGTTACTGTTGCCGGATATAGAAAAGGTAAAGTTTTAAGCGAATATATGGAAGCCGTAGAGCTTTATAAAAGTCGTAATATAATTAAAATAATTGACATAAGTAAGCAATGTAAAGAATGGTTGAAAGAAGGCTACGTTTTGCGTGTCGATACTTACCATGCTTTTCAATATGACCGCGTCTGGACTGTTAATAAAAAAGCACAACGGTTAGATGCGAATAATAGGGTTAAAGCTTGTCTTGACGCAGTAGCTAACATGATTGGTGTTGATGATAAATATTTCTTCGACGGTGATTGTGGTAAATTAAGTTGTGATAGAAGGGAATCTGAATGCACGATAATCAAAATCAGTCCAATGAAGCCGATGACTTTAGACCAGATAAGACAAAAACTTACGGAGGCTTCTTAGTCTTAAAGGTAAGAGAAGGTCAGTCAGTTCAAATCGGTGATTCCTTAATAGTATTTCAAGGCGAGTCACAAAAGGCAGGATATTTTAAAATCCGAGCGCCTAAGACGACTAAAATTACGTTAATAAGGTAGTCATATTATGAGCAGGAGGCTTGTAGACGGTACTTTAACTGGGTCAAACGGTAGAGATACTAATCTCAATGAAGACATAATTAAACAAATCTGCGATGCGGTTAAGCTCGGTTGCTTCCCTGTAACTGCTGCTTTATACGCTAAGATAAATCCTTATACTTTTGCACGTTGGATGCGCAGAGGAGTAGAAGAACCTGATTCTATATACGGTGCGTTAGTTTCATCCATGCGTCATACTTTGGGTGAAGCAGAGATGAGAGATCTAGCTGCTCTGGAGACGTTCATACGTGGTCGCCCTGCGGAGTTCTTAAGAGATGAAGACGGTCGTATCATGAAGAATGAAAGCGGCGTACCGATCAAAATAAGAGACGAGATAAAGCCTAATTTAAATGCGATTATGTTTAAGATGGATCGCAGATGGCAAGAACGATGGGGCAAGGTAGTAAAGTTTGATGAAGGAATTGATGTGTTAATGTCAAATACAAAGGCAGTAAATGAAGATGTAAATATAGATCACGCGATTAAGGAAAGAGATCGCGCCACTCATGTATTAAAACAATTAGCTAAGGCAGGCTATTTAGATGACGACGATAAGTCAGACGCAAGCGAATAAGTACATAGCAGACGGTCAAAAGATTGATAGCGCCGTAATAGAACTAGCCAGAAATGGTGAGTTTTTACCATATATTTTGCATACAATGCCGCATTTCGAGGTCAATTGGCATCATATATTGATCGAAAAGTATGCTAAAAAGATCATAAATAAAGAGATAAAACGGTTAATGATATTCATGCCGCCTCGTCATGGTAAGACAGAAATGGTATCTGTTAAGCTCCCAGCGTTTATTTTCGGACACGATCCAGATATTCAAATGATCGGCACATCATACGGTGCTGAGTTAGCTACTAAGATAAATCGACAGATACAAAGAACAATGGATTCTGATGCTCATAAGCAGATATTCCCAGGATCTGTTTTAAACGATTCGAATGTAAGAACAGTATCAGGCAATGCTTTAAGAAATAGCGACGTGTTTGAAATCGTCGGTCGCAGAGGGTCTTATCGTTCTGCAGGTGTAGGCGGTTCAATAACTGGTGTTGGTGCAAACCTGCTTCTGATCGATGATCCTATCAAAAATAGAGAAGAAGCAAATTCGGCTGTCTATCGCGATAAGGTTTGGGATTGGTACACATCTACTGCATACACTCGTTTAGAAAAAGACGGTCAGATTATATTAGTTTTAACTCGATGGCATGAAGACGATTTAGCAGGTCGATTATTAAAAGAACAAAAAGAAAATCCAAACGCAGATAAATGGGATATTTTATCACTCGAAGCAATTAAGGAAACTGAACGTCCATATGATAAGCGCAAGATCGGTGAACCGCTTTGGCCTTGGAAGTATAATCTCGAACGCCTAAACGGAATCAGAGGCACGATCGGTCGCAGAGATTGGGAAGCCTTATATCAACAAAGACCTTCAGCGTTAGAAGGTAACTTATTCAGATCCGAGTGGTGGAAATACTACACAGATCTACCGCTTAATATTGAGAGAATAGTTCAGTTCTGGGACTGTGCGCAAAAGCCAGGCATCACGAATGATTATACTGTATGCGCTACGTGGGCAAAAACGCCGAGTGGGTTTTATTTGCTAGACTTATATCGAGGAAAAGTCGAATACCCTCAGTTAATAAGTACAGCGAATGCTCTATACAATAAACACAAACCACATGCTGTAGTGATAGAAGATAAAGCCGCTGGGATTTCACTAATTCAAGACTTACGAAAGAACACGACGATTCCAGTAATTGCTTATGATCCGGCTCAAAGAGATAAAGAAACTCGAGCAAGTGCGGCTACGCCTGCGGTCGAGGCTGGTAATTGTTACTTGCCAAAAAATGCTAATTGGTTGCATGATTTCATAAGAGAGCATGAACGATTCCCTGACACAGCTCACGACGACATTGTGGACACTACTTCTATGATGGTCGATTACTTTAATAAGACTAACTACTCAGGACCAAGGATTAGATCACTATGAATATTTTTTCTAAATTAAGTATGGCCCTAGGATTTAAACAATCAGAAGCTCGCATGATGTTAAGTTTTAACCAGCTCGGCCAGCCAGTAAGCACAAACGCAAACTTCGAAGGCTTCACAAAACAAGGGTATCAAAATAACGTAATAGTTTTTAGATGTATCGACATGATCGCTAAAGCAGTTGGTAACGCACAATGGTATGTTGTAGCAAAAGATTCAGAGCGTGAGGTTAATAGTCCTTTAATGCAGTTAATAAATAGACCTAACCCGATGATGGGAAAGAGTGCTTTTTTCGAAGCTATAACTGCTTATCTTTTTATCACAGGTAATAGCTTAATCGAGCAAGTTGGGCCAAATGAGAATGCTCCACCGATGGAGTTATGGCCAGTAAAGCCACAAGGATTTAAGATTATTCCAGGTCGTGACGGGTATCCAGATTATTATCAATTAGAATTAAACGGCAAAAAAAAGATTTGGAAAGTAAACCCTGTTAATTTTAGATCACAGATCTTACATTTAAAAACATTCAACCCGTCTGACTTATGGTGGGGTCAGTCTCCACTTCAAGCAGCTATGCTTTCACTTGACCAAAACAACTCTGCTAGTAGATGGAATCTAGCGTTGCTTCAAAATTCAGCAACTCCAAGCGGAATCTTAAAAGTTCTTAAATCAGATAGTAATCCAAACGGTGCTTTAACGAATCAGCAATACGCTAATCTAAAAAAACAATTCGAAGAAGAATATGTAGGAGCTAGAAATGCAGCTCGTCCATTGCTTTTAGAAGGTGGTATGGATTGGCAATCTATTTCGATGAGCCCAAAGGACATGGATTTTCTAAATAATAAATCAGTTACAAGTGCTGACGTGGCGCTTGCTTATGGCGTTCCTGCTGAATTACTAGGATTAGGTCAAAAGACTTTTAATAATTACAAGGAAGCTCGCTTAGCTTTTTATGAAGATGTAGTAATACCAACATTAGAGTTTATTCAGACTGAGTTTAATAATTCAATCGCGCCTAAATTTGGTAATGTAGAGTTGCGTTATGATAAAGACGCAATCGACGCGCTAAATGTTAAGAGAGAAGCTAAGTTTATTGCATTAAAAGATCTTAATTTCCTTACAGTGAATGAAAAAAGGGAGGCAGTCGGGTATGAGCCTCTAGAAAACGGTGATGTTATTTTGGTGGGAAGTTATGTGGCTAACTTGTATGGTGGGAATGATGAACCGACCGATTTAAATACTACGCCATCACCAGAAGTTAAGCCAGAAATTGAAGAAGAACCGGACCTAAGTAAGTCAGTCGATGGCATTGTTGAGTGGAAAAACTTTAATCTTTTAAACTCAAACGAAAAACGAACGGCTTGGAATCGTCAGAATAATGCTCGCAAACAGTTAGAGGCAGCGTTTAATCGTGATCTAAAAGCAGACCTTCAAGAGATGTATCAAGATATGGTTAAGGCAATAGGTGAAAAAACAGATGCTAAGCTTATCGAATACGCATTACTAAAGGCGATGGACGATAACTTGCCAGTGATAAAGAAAACTTCACGTCGTCATATTAAATACACAGTCGAGTTATTCGGAAAAAGAGTATTTCAAGAAGCTAAATCAGCTTTCGTAGGATTAGAATTTAAAAACGAACGCCAATATGATCAGTGGGCACAACATTATATAGATACTCGCACGGCTAAGTTAATCGGTGAGATCGAGGGCACTACAAAAAAGCAGATCATTAAGACAGTTCGACGCGTAACAGAAAATGCAATCATTGACGGTCAATCTAATCAAGAAGTTGCTAGTGATTTAGAGGATTATTTCGACGGTTTAAGTAAGTCTCGCGCTCGCCTGATAGCACGCACGGAAGTCGCAATGGCATCAACTAACGCTAATCTAAACGCTGTTAAGACGCTTCAGATTCCTGGTATGTGGAAAGAATGGGTAACAGTAAATGATGATCGCGTTCGTGATGGCGGCACTACTGGTGCTGATCCAGATCATACAGCAATGAATGGTGCCGAGATGCCAATCGATGAGAAATTCGGAGTTCCACCAGACGCATTGATGGATGGCCCAGGTGATGAGAGCGGAGGCGCTGGTCAAGTTTGTAACTGTCGTTGCGTATTAGTATTTAAATCAAAGAATAAAGGCGAGTTATAATGACTGCAGTCCTAGGCCCAGTAAATAGAACAGGCCCACAAGGTGAGCCAGGACAAAACGGTGAAGACGGTTTAGACGGATCGCGTTGGTACTCAGGCAAAGGCGAACCAGATAAAAGTCTAGGCGTTAATGGTGATTTCTATTTAGATAAAGCAAACGGTGATTTCTACGAAAAAGAAAATGATGAGTGGTATTTCGTCGGCAATCTCAAGGGACCAAAGGGTGCTAAGGGCGATAAAGGCGATAAAGGAATCGCTGGGCTTAACGGATCTGTTTCAGTTTTCACTTATACGTTTACTCAAAAGGGATTCTTTAAAGAAACATATAACGAAAAAAATATTTTAGCGTCGTCGATTGATAACGTAGTCCAGTACACAGTTCCAATAGGTAAGAAATTCGATTTATTGCAGATCAATTCTTCTGGCGACAATATAGCTAAATTTACTATATTAGTTAATGGTGATGTGCTTGCCAAATATCGTACATATTTTACTCATTACGATCGTGAGTATGTAATCGGACGCCATACTTGTTATGCAGGCGATATTGTGACTTTGGTCGTGGATAACTTTAGAAATGCAGATGCAGATTTTAATGCAACAATAATCGGGGATTTATATGAGTAACGTGTACCAGGTCAAACGTCTAGAAGTTGAGAAGATGCGAGTCACCGCCGCAATGGGTGAAATGGAAATTAAGATTATGGAACGTCAACAAGACATTGAAAAATTAGAAAAACAAATAGAAGATCAAAAGGTGCGAATTGAACAGCTTAATGAGGAGCTGTCAAAATTAAAAAAATAAGGAGATTTAAATATGTCATTAACAGATTATCCAGCAGGGTTACCAGTTAGAACAGAAGCGGATGCAGACGAGAGATTACAGGCGAAGTTAGTAGACTTTTTAGTACCATCACAAGGTGTTGAAATCGATGCTAATAGAGACCTTCATACTTTATCTAAAATTGTAGATGAAGCAGGAGCAGCTTTTTCTGATTCTAATCCATTACCAGTAAAGCCAGTAGAATATTCAGGAACAGAAGTACATAATTATAAGCAAGATGATTTAGCACAAGGAGCAGGTGCAGATCATGATTATACAGCTTCAGCAGAATTAAAATTTTATGAAGTAATTTGTTCAGGTTCAGGCGCAGCTCGTTTTGAAATTAAAGTTGAAACTGGAGTTGCTACTGGATTGTTTAATACTAAGGCAGTTCTATACACAAGCGCGTCTGATAAAAACGCAATTTGTGAATTTAAAGTTCCTTTGGTTGTAGCAACAGGAGTAAAAGTAAGAATCATTAAGACGAATCAAGACAAAGGTACTCAATCTTTAAGCTCTACAATTATTGGTTCAGAAGGATAATTAAATGGCGTTATTAGACCTTCCTCAAAATCAGTCAGATCAAATAGTAAGTGATATTTTAGATGGCATCGGAATAAATGCAGTTTTAAATCTTACCACTACTGCTGTAATAGGGAAGGTCGGCGCTAATAATTTAGCTCAAAGAAAATATATTATAATTGAAGCAATAGATAAGAATATTAAATGGGGATTTGATAGCACTTGCCCGTTTGATGCATTTAAAAATCAATTAATAATGTTACCAATCGGTGATAATATTAATATTTATTTAAAAATGTCTTCTGGAACTGGGTCAATTAATATAGCAGAGGTTGGCTAATGGGAGCACCTATTGTTACTTCAGTAGCAAAAGCAGTACCATTTGATAACGCAACTAATGGTTTTGTTTCTACTGATACTCAAGCGGCTATAGAAGAAGCAAAACAAAACGCTGAGGGCTTTCCTAGAGCTGGAATCAGGTCTTGCTATAACAGCACTATTTCAGGTAATTCATGGCTTGGTCCTAGCGAGTTGTTGCCTAACACGCCATTGATAGTGTTTCCAATAGCTACAAAATTAAATGAGATTTCTTGGTCTAACGCATCTGTTAACGTGCAATTTAAAATACAGTTTAGATTAAATTCTAGAACAGGTACGATATTTCATACACTTACAGTTAGTGGAGCTAATCCAGGGTATGGAATACAAACTGGATTAAATTATACATTCAGTGCTGGTGATTCTATTCATGCGCAATATATAGACACAGGAACTAACATGTCAGATGCAGATTTAATTCTGTGGATTTCGAGGATACCATGAGTAAATACATAAAAAATAATACGCAAAGCAATATCACGATACAAGGTCGCGAGATTCAGGCTAATTCTGTTTATACGATACCAAGCAATTTAGAAAATGAGTTTGCTAATGACGATGAGCTTTTAAGTAAAATAATTTCAGGTGATGTTTGCATAAGCTCTAATGGAAGCACTTGTTTATTAAATAATAACGAGCAAATAAATTTCTTAAAATCTTTAGACATTCAACCTAAGGATGTAAACGGATACCCTTTAATTAAACTTAGTGCTTTTGCTAATAATGACGGTTATAGAGCTAGATTTAAAGGCATAAAATCTACTGTAACAGCAGGTCAAACTATAAATATAGAGCATAAAATTACAGAAGAACGCTGGATAAATGGCGTTAGACTTATATTAAAAAATCATTCAGAAGATGATTACATAGATTTTGAAATTGTAGACGTAGATAATATATTTGGATACGGTGCTGGAACAGTTTTAGATCGCTTTGGTGAAGATTGGCAAATAGACGATACTAGATCACTTCAAGGCGATGTTATAGTTCCGTACCCAGCAAAATTATACACGAATTTATATATTAGAATTAAGTATCACTCGACAGGTCAGACAGACGTAAAAGTAAAAGCTAATTTTTATTTACATAAGAAGGGTTAATGCTAGAAATTTACGCTTGCTTTAGTAGAGCTAAACATAAATCAGCAATCTTTTCTAAGCTTCTGCAATTATGGATGGGTGCATCTTTTTCTCATTCTTATTTTAGAATAGTAGATAAAGAATTAAGCATGGTTTACGTTTACGAAGCTAAGTCAGGCGGTGTTCATTTAAGGAGCATTGAGACTTTTGATTCAGTAAATGATACTGTAGAGATGATTAAGATGCCAAAGCTATGTCCTTTAATTGAAAAAGAATTTAAGCGCGATCTTATACAGTGGAGCGGTATCCACTACGGTTATAAGCAAAACATCGGAATCGCAATAGCAGATATAGTTAATAATTTAGGTTTTAAAATGACACGCAATTTGTTCAATGATGGAATGAATTGCTCAGAAGTCGTGGCGCGGCTAATCGAAAAGCATTGGAGCTTGAAATTTAAAGAGCGTTACGATCTTATTGACCCTAAAGACTTACGGAATGAGTTAAAAGAATGGTTGAAATTAGAGTAGGCGAAGCATTGCCTTTGACTTGTCAGTTACACGACGGAGCACAGAACAAATCTGTTCAAGCTCGCGTTTATGATTCAATCGGTATTTTAATCAAAGCAGTAAAACTTCAGCATTATGATAACGGACTTTATATGAACAAATCGGTACAGATGCCAGACGATAAATTCGTAGTTGCTCAGTATGAAGTTCTTGATTCGTCAGACTACGCACGCGCGAGCGAGCTATTCAAAGCAATACCAAAGCCTAGTCCAGAACCTAAGATGATTTTAGGTGAGGTTATTGAAAAACAAAAAATAGATTCTATTATAATTGGAGAGGTTTCGAATGTTGAAAAAGCGACTTCAAATTTTAAGCGAATTTAAAACACCCCTCCCTTTACAAAATGCGGATGTAATTAAATTTGTTTTCCCTTATGAGAACGGCGCAACATTAGAAAAGAATGTTGTTGATATTATTGACGCGCACCGTGGTATAGTTGAAATTAGTCTTAGTGATTTTGAAGTGCAGGGATTAAAAGCCGAGGCAAGTCAGAATTTCAAAGCCGAGATCCACATGGAAGGATTCGTCTACACTGTTTTGTTCGCAAAGGGCATGACGGTTGAAATGCAAGGAGAGCGTAAAGTATGGGTGTAGATAAAAACATTCAGCATAAATCATTTGTTTTAAAGCTCGATGACTTAGATTCACAAGGCACTATCAGAGGTTATGCTTCTACTTTTGGAAATATTGATTACGGAAATGACGTTGTAGATAAGGGCGCATTTAAAAAATCAATCAGAGAATCAAAAGGTGTTTGGCCAATTTTAGCTAATCATGACCCTAGTAAACTAATCGGGTGGAACATGAGAGCTGAAGAAGACGATAACGGTTTATTCGTCGAAGGAAAATTAGATTTAAACGTACAGGAAGCGCGCGAGAAGTGGTCGCTTACTAAGACAGCATTTGAATTAGGCGCAAAAATGGGTTTATCAATCGGGTATATGGTAATCAAAGGCGAGCCAGACCGTGAAAAGCCAATGGTTAGACGATTAAAAGAATTAAAACTATTCGAATACTCAATCGTAACATTCCCGATGAACGTCGAAGCGATGATAACGGCAGCAAAAAGTGTTGGCGCTATTGACAGAACTCAATTTCTATTAAGACAATTAGAAGAACAAGGTATTCCAAGAGAAGAATTAGCTATCGCACTTCGTAAAGAAGCCGCACAAGTTGATTATGATCCGGCTAAACTTAGTCAATCAATCGACAATCTAATTAAAATACTAAAAACATAAGGAGAAACACACAATGGATATGCAGAAAATCGACCAATTAGGTCAAGCGTTCGCAGAATTTAAGACAGCTAACGATGCTCGTCTAAAATCAATCGAGACAAAAGGTTATGCACCAGCTGATCTTGAAGAAAAAACAAACAAGATCAATGATAAGATCGAAGCATTAGAGACTGAGCTTAAAAAAACTCAGACTGCAATGAATCGTTCTACTCAAAACGGTCAAGGCCAAGAAACAGATGAGAAAAAAGAAGCTTACAAAAAGGCTTTCAATTCTTACATGAGAAAAGGCCAAGAAATGGAAATTAAGGCTCACAGCGTAGGCGTAGATGCAGACGGTGGATACTTAGTTAACGAAGAAATAAGCTCAGAAGTTGTTAAAAAAGTATTCGAATCAAGCCCAATGAGACAGCTTGCTTCAGTACAAACTATCGGTTCAGATCGTCTTGAGATCATCTGTGATCTTGAAGAAGTTGGTTCTGGTTGGGTTGCTGAAACTGCTGCTCGCCCTGAAACTTCAACAGCTCAGTTCAATCAATTGATGATTAACGTACACGAGCTATATGCTTTTCCAAAAGCTACTCAAAAGTTTTTAGACGATGCGTCTATCAATGTTGAGGCTTGGCTTGCTGGTAAAGTATCAGAGAAGTTTGCTAGAGACGAAGCTACAGCTTTCATTTCTGGTGACGGTTCTGGTAAACCAAAAGGTATCTTGGCTTATGCTGCTGGTACAGGTTTTAACCAAATCGAACAAATCGTTTCTGGTCATGCTACTGAATTGACTGGTGACGGTCTTATCAATCTTTTCTACGGTCTTAAAGATGCTTATATGTCAAACGCAGTTTGGATGATGAAGCGCGAAGCTGTAAAAATGGTTCGTAAGTTTAAAGATCTTAACGGTCAATACTTATGGCAACCAGGACTTCAAGCAGGTCAGCCAGCTACTTTATTGGGTAAGCCAATCATGGAAGCTGCTGATATGCCAGCTGTAGGAGCTGCTGCTCTACCAGTTGCGTTTGGTGACTTTAAACAAGGTTATCAAATCGTTGACCGCATCGGCATCAGAACTCTTAGAGATCCATTTACTGCTAAGCCTTATGTTGGTTTTTACACAACTAAGCGCGTTGGTGGAGCTGTTAAGAATTTCGAAGCTATTAAACTTCAAGTTATTTCAGCTTAATTGGGCTTACCTGCCTAATAAGTGAGTCAATCTATTTTAGAAGGACTATAGGGGAGGAAAAACCTCCCCTTTTTTGAGAGTATGATTAAAAAAACTATCAGAATGTTAAAACAATGTTTCCTCATAGATGATGGATTAGAACAAATTGCCATTGCTGGTGCGCAGTATAGACTTGCGGATCATGCGTTTTTCGTAGAGCATGGAATTGCAGAATACGTCGAAGGAGATGACGATGTTCAAAACAAAATTAGTGACAGCACCAGCGGAGCTAGTGATAAGCGTAAACGATCTAAAAAACTTTCTACGGATCGACAACAATCTCGAAGACGCACTACTAGAACTGCTAATAAAATCGGCAACTAATAAATTAGAATCTTACACAGACTTAAAATTTGTTACTCAAACTTGGGATGTGTTTTTAGATTACTTCCCAGGCGCGCGCGCGAGCGAAGCTTGGTGGGATGGAGTTAGAGAAGGTGCGATTAGTTCACTCGTTAGCCAGTCAAATAAAATTACATTACCTATTGGTATTGGCCAAAGCCTTAGCCAATTTATTACATATACTGATAGCGGTCTCGGCGTTGTTCATACTCCAAGTGATTATATTTTCGATTCTGTTGATAATAGATGCAGCGTTGCTTTAAAAGAAGGTAGCTCATGGCCTACTACTATTTTAAGAGCTTCAAACGGAATAGCATTTAGAGTTGTAGTTGGATTCGGTGCAGCATCAGCAGTGCCTACAGAAATTAAAATGGCAGTCTTAGAATTAGCCGCTCATATGTATGAGAACAGAGGCGATCAAAACGAAATGACAATGCCTCCTCATATTTTTCAAATGGTAGAACAACACAGGAGCTTAAAAGTTGGCTGTTAATATCAGAGAGCTTCGGCACCGTATTACTATTCAATCAATATCTAGGTCTAGCGACGGACAAGGTGGCTGGACTATTGGTTGGATAACGCTTGCAGAAGTCTGGGCCAAGGTAACTCCAAAAGTTAAAAAAGAAATATATTCTACTGAACAAATCAGACCAGTTAGTACGCATGAAATTATAATAAGACATTTAGACGGGATAAGTGCAGACGCTAGAATACTATTCGATGGTCGAGTTTTTCAGATTAAAGGAATTAAGAAAGAAGAAGAACAGCGTTTTTTTATGTATATTGATGCAGAGGAGAATGTTGCATCATGAAGATATCGGGTGGAATAAAAACATTTAAAGGCATAGCTAAAGCTTTCGGTAAACTTGAGAGCGAAATTTTAGCTAAACAAAAGTTAGCAGTCGCTGAGAGTGTTGTTTTAATTCACGGCAATGCTGTCAAATCTATTCAAGCCGTAGGCGATGGCACACCAGAAATGCGATATGATCCAAAGCGTGTCGTTAGTGTTTCAAAACCTGGTGATCCGCCTAATTCAGACACAGGTAGGTTAGTTCAATCGATTAAATTTGATTTTAAAAAAGATGGATTAGTAGGTCGCGTAGGTTCTAATCTAAAATATGCTGCTTGGCTTGAGTTTGGAACTGAAAGAATGGATCCTCGTCCGTGGTTAGCTCCGGCAATAGAAGAAGCTTCTGATGATGTTGCAGAAATCTTTTCTAGAAACATAGCAAACGGTATTAAGGACGGTACATAATGCAAACTTATGCACCACAAGAAGCACAAAAAACGATATATACTTTATTAAATAGCGATGTGACTTTAACAGGTCTAATCGGTGCTAATAAAATACTAGATCATGTGCCAGATAATTCGCCTTATCCGTATATTACTATAAGAATTAAACCTTGGGCAGATCGCGGCAATCACGATTACGAAGGTCTACAGTGCGCTTTTCAGATAAATGTTTGGTATCGAGATGCAGGTCGAGGCGATAAAGAGGTCCAGTTAATACAAAAAAGAATTGATGAGCTTCTCCATAACAAAGATATTTGCATAGATGGGTGGAGCGTAATAGCATTAAGACGATCAACGATTGATATTTTAGATGAACCAGATGGAGTCACTAAACACGGAGTACAAATTTTTAATCTTTTAATAGGAGAGGTATAATATGTCATGCAATGTAACACAAAACGAAGTTGGCGGTAAAGATTTACTGCTTAAAGTGTGCAAAGATGTAACTGTAAAAACAGTAGATCTTAGCGCGGAATTAGAAGTAACAGCTCACGGCTTAAAAGTTGGTGATTTATTTAAGTTTAAAGCAATTGGAGCTTTGACTGTAGTAGATTTAGCAACGATTTATTTCGTTGTTGAAATCGTATCAGCTAATAAATTTAAAATTGCTGCAACTGTAGGCGGTGCTGCTTTAATTATGGACGAATCAGAAGCTTCTTTAGCTGCTGAGGCTTTCATTAACGTTGGTGGTATCAGATCTAAATCAGTATCATTAGCTAGCGAAGCAGTTGATATTACTTCTCAGGATTCTGACGAGTGGAAAACTATGCTTGATGGCGCTGGTCTTAGATCAGGTTCAATTTCAGGCTCAGGAGTTTACACTAACGCAGTAGCTTTCGGATTAGTCGAAGACGCATTCTTAGCAAACGCTCTTTTATGCTTAGCTTTTGCTGACGTAAAAGGTTCTAAGATTATCGCTGGATGTTATAAGGTGACATCACTTGAGTATTCTGGGGATTATAACGCTGAAGGGAACTTCTCAATCAGCGCGGAATCATCTGGTGCATTGACTGTTCAAAAAGTGTAAATGGAAAATCTATTTAGAAATGAAATGATGATGAAAATCGCAGGAGTAGAAATACTTCTGCGACCTACTTTTGAAAACCTTGCAGCAATGGAATCTAAAATGGGTTCGATTGCTTATCTTGCTTTCAAATACGGTGCAAAAATTGATCTAAAAAATCCAGATCCTAAAGAAATGATTAAGTGCGCGCCACCTGTTACAGATACGGCGATGATTATTTATTATAATCAGGCAGTTCATAAATATACTTTAGACGAAATCTTGGATTTAGTTTTAACCGAGGGTTCTTTACAAGTCGGTATGCAAATCATTCCATTTCTATTGCGCATGAGCGCTGGTAATAAAAACATTCCTCAAGCGACAGAGGAAGAAAAAAAAAGCTAATAGCTACAGAACCTAGTCGAGAACCGTTAGACTATACTTCACTTTTGACTTTTGCTGTGGCTAAATTAGGACTAAGGCCGCAAGACTTTTGGCAATTAACTTTCGCAGAGTTTTGGCCAATGTATAATGCTGTAGTAGGTAAAATTGAAATGCCAATGACAGCAAACGAAGTGCGCGACCTTGAAAATAGGTGGATAAATGGCAACTCTTGAAGAAATTGTAGTCCAACTAACGGCAGAATCGAGTCAATTACGAGCTGAATTGGCGTCTTCAGCTAAGGCTACGCAGCAAGCTTCTGATAAAATGGAAGCTGCAATTAAACAATTCACTGAAAATTCATCTAAAAATACTAGTTTTTTCGAATCAGCTATGGCCTCTATGACTGGTTTTTTAGGATCTCAAGCTGTACTTGGAGCGTTTAACGCGCTTAAAGGATTGGTTGGTGATCTTACTAATGAGCTAATTGATGGAGCAAAAGAAGCAATTGCAGAGGAACAAGCTCTAACTAGATTAAGTAGTGCTCTAAAATTATCAGGTCAGTTTACAGATGAGGCTTTAAAATCACTCGAAGACTATTCAAATGAAATGGAAGGCGTAGCTCAAGTAAGTGCAGAGGTTATCGCAAGCAATTTAGCGATGCTTTCGTCATTAACTAAATTAGATTCTCAAGGATTACGATCAGCTGAAACGGCTGCAATAGATTTATCTGCGGCTCTAGGTAAAGATTTAAGCACTGCAAGTGAAATGGTTGCAAAAGCTATTAACGGAAACGACATGGCTTTTAAAAAGCTAGGAATAAATTTAGATTTAACAGGTGATAAAACTCAGAATCTTTTAATTATAACAGATGCAATTCAAAAGCAATTTGGAGGAGCCGCAGCAGCTCGCGTTCAAACTTTTGGTGGTGCGTTGTTTGTTTTAAGAGATGCCTGGGGCGATATGTTTAAAGAAGTTTCAAAAGCAGTTACTCAAAATAGAGTTGTAATTGATTTTATGAATTCTTTATCTAAAGTATTTTCTGAATTAACAGCATCAATAAGTAAGGAAAATTTCGCCGATGGAATATCAAAAGGGTTTTTAAATTTAATTGATATTTTATCTGCTACTGTTTTAGCAGTAGATACTTTTTCTATGGCATTTATGGCAGCAATTAAAGCATTAGCATTGCCAATTGTAGGTTTAATTGAAGGCGTAGCTAATTTAAAAAATGCTTTATCTGGTGACGATGTAGATTGGTCATGGACTAAAGGATTAACGGAGTCATTATCTGATACTGTTAATAATAGAGGATTGTCTGATTTTATTACAAACGCTCTAGCAGAAGTAAAAGCAAGTGCAGAAGTAACTTATAAGCAATATGGTTCATTAGTTGGTGGTGCCACAAAAGCGACTGAAGGACAAATTGCAAAAACTAATGAATTATCTGAAGCAGAAAAAAACAGATTATCTGTTGTTATAGATTACGCAAAAGCAATGGCAGAGCAGAACAAAGCTATTGATGATTTATACACTTTTCAAAGTGAAATGTTACAGCTTCAGTTAGATGCTCAGTTTGTTACGCAAGAAGAATTCTTTGCTACTAAACTTCAGCAATTAACGACTCAAATGGAACTAGAAAATGCAGCGATTGCAGAGGCTCGTGAAAAAGGCAAACTAACTGAGACTGAATATCAAGCAGCTATTTATGAACAGGCTCAGAAAAACTCATTAGCAATAATTAAGTTAAATAACGATCGTGCAAAAGCTGAAGAAGAAACAAATAAATTAAAACTACAGCAAGCATCAGACTTCGCAGGTGCAATTGTTGGTCTTGCTAAAGCGTCTAATTCAGAATTAGGTGGATTAGGTAAAGCCGCTGCAATAGCTCAAGCAACTATTGATGGATATGTAGCAGTGCAAAAAGCGTGGGCACAAGGTGGCTTCTTTGGCGCAGGAATGGCTGCTGTTGTAGCTGCAACTACTGCTGCAAACGTAGCTAAAATTGCAGGTACTCCAGGTTTTGCAAAAGGTATTAACTCAGTTCCAGGCGTAGGTAATCAAGATAATTTTCCAGCTATGCTAGCGCCAGGAGAGCGAGTTGTGCCAGCTAAATCTAATGAAGACTTAACAGACTTTTTACAATCACAAGGTGAGAATGCAGGGCCTCAGATTATTTTAAATTTAAATATAGGAACTTTAATTGGTCCAGATCCTAGAGAGCTCGGAGATGAATTGATTGAGTTAATAAATAACCGTCTACAATCAGGCGGTCAGAGGTTGTTAGTATGAGTACAATAAAAACACTCTCTGCTTTTTGGTATGGAATACGAATAACGAATGAAAATAAGTACATAGATTTTGACGAGGGATCAGGCGAGTTGATCGCTGTTTTAAATTTAGGTGATTATTCTCATACAGAGTTTGCAGTAGAAATTGCTCGCGCTATGAAAGTTGCAGGCACCCAAAATTACTCATGCTCATTAAATAGAGTAACGCGAAAGCTAACAATTTATGCACCATTGGCTTTTGATTTACTAACTAACTCAGGATCTCATACATCGAATGCTGCTTGGGATATGATCGGAATGGATACTGTAGCAGATAAAACAGGACTATCGTCATATTTGGCAGATTCTCAAACTGGCATTGAGTACATCACGCAATATCCTGTTGATAAATATACTTCTCCTGAACACTCGTTAGTCAAAGAATATTCTAGCGTAAACGTAGCTGCTAGTGGCGTGACGCAAGCTGTTCATTTTGGAGATGGATCTCGACCTCAGATGAATATTAGAGTCATTACAGATAAAATCGGGTTAAAAATAGATCCATTTTTCGAGAATGCAAACGGTATTGACGCAGCATTAGATTTGATGAAGTATTTAATTACTAAAGGCAAGGTCGAATTCATGCCGGATAAAGATCAGACTACAGTTTTCTATAAACTGATCTTAGAATCGACCAGAGAAGCGCGAGATGGAACTGATTTTACGCTTAAAAATATGAAGGTGCCTGATTTTTACGAGACTGGCGATTTAGTATTTAGGAAGGTATTGACATGAGTTTAGGCGGAGTAAATAACGGTCAATTAGCAAACGAAACTACGTTTAATGATTCATTTTTAACACGTAATGGTGACAATACAGACACGGTTGCTAAAGTAGATTTATTAAATGCCGCTGTTGATAGTGGTTCAAGTGTAGTAAACGTACAAAAAAACATTAATTCGATAGCTTCAGCACTTGGAATATCGACAAATCAAGCGGCAAATTTAGTTATTACTTGGGCCAATGCAATCGTAGGTTCTAGTTCGTCTAGTGCAAAAGATAAAATCGAAGCTTTAGTAAACAAATTTCACGAAACTTCTGGTCATAAACATACTGGCGTGAGTGGCGATGCGCCTAAAATCACAGCTTCTGATCTAGCTTCGTTTAATAATTTGTGGGCACAGTGGAAATCGTTTCAAAAATCAGGTGTTTCTAGCACATCCACAGACGTTACAAGCTCATTTTTTGGACAATTTCCTACTGGAACTAGCACTTCTGAGGGCGTAATCGTATTACCGCCTTACAATCGTTGCTGGATTGTAGATTCTAATACTCTTACGATGCTTGAAGATTCAGAAGGCCAAAGAATTTATGGCCGTTTAACTGAGTCTGCTGGTACTTGGACATTAAGTTACTTTACAAATGAATCAGGTGTCGAAACAGCTCATAATATTACGACTCCTATTAATATAGATATTTATTATATAGAAGTTTTTAACTCAGAAATGCGTCCAACGATTCCATCAGATCCTTCGCAATACGGAACATTAGATATAACTGCTGATGTGATCGATGCGACTCAACTGCTTAAAGGTAAAGTATTATTACAAAACTTAGCAGCTTCAGAAATTGGCTCAGCTAGTACGATTGGAACACCAAACGGTAGAGTTTCAAACGCTGATCACGCGCATAAGGGTGTTCATTCAATAAGTATTTTAGGTGATTTATATCAAGCATTCGGTGATGTGCAATTAGAGCAAGGCGATAACATCGAATTAACTTGGAATAGTGGTAAGCTTAAAATTAAATCTGCTGGTGGCGTTGCGTTTCAAGAAAACCCAGCAGGAACTGTAAACGGAACTAATGACACTTTCGGGCCACTAACTTATTTACCAAGCACAGATGATTCTGTTTTAGTTTTTATTGATTATGTCGCAGTACCAAGGTCTGGTTATACTGTTTCAGGTTCTAATATTATTTTAGGCCCTGATTGGATTCCGCAACTTGGTCAATCTGTTTATGCTTTTTATATCACAGCAGGATTGCCAGCAATTCCAACAGTGACAGGCACTTATCGTTGTGAGCATTATGTATTACAAGCGGCAGATATTACAGCAAAACAAATTAGTTTAGCTTTAGTTCCTAGCTCACCTAATGAAGTAAGTGTAGATTTACAAGGTGGTGGTCTAGCATGGCCAGGAGATGACTTTACAGTATCAAGTAATGTGTTATCTTGGAATGGACTTGGGTTAGACGGTCTTGTAATAGCAGGTGACAAGATGCGAATAACTTATGTCAGTTAAAGTTTAAGTATTAAAACAAGGAGGATCTAATGAAGGTTATTAAAAGGTTTATCACGGATAAAGCAGTAGGATACGCGAAGTTATTTTTAGAAAATAACGGTGTTGTTCAAGGTAGAAATGCGGCTGATTCAGCAGATCTTAACTTATTTAAAGTTAATACATCAGATGAATTAGAGTTTTTAAACGCTATGAAGATCCCAGCACCAAGTGCTGCGATGTCACCAGCTACTAAAACTTACGTTGATACTGAGATCACAAACAATATCGTTAGCTATCTAAATATGTTGCCATCTAAAGATCCTGTTAAAGTAGCTTCTACTGCTAACATTGATCTTGCAACTGGTGGTCTATTAACAATCGACGGTGTAGCTTTATCAGCTAATGATCGCGTACTTGTTAAGAACCAAACTTTGCCAGAAGAAAACGGTATTTACTTGGCAGCTTCAGGCGCATGGACACGAGCGCTAGATGCTAACCACGTAGATGAATTCAAAGCGATGACTTTAATCGGTATCGACTTGGGTTCTACTTATGCCGATCAACTTTGGGCGCAGTCTTCTTCTAAGCCAGCAACTCTAGGCGTTTCTGCTATTACATATAGCAAAATCGGACCAGCAGTAGCTGTTACAGTTCCAGTTTGGGCAAAAGAAGATAAAACATTGTCTGGTGGCGACATCACTAACGGTTATGTTGATTTGGCTCAAGAAATTGAAGCTAATTCTTTAAGCGTTATGATCGACGGTATCATGCAAGATGAAGGCTCTGATTACACTCTTTCTCTTGAAGGTGGAGTAACTAGAATCACTTTCGCAGGTGACTTACTACAAGTTATCGCAGGAGATGTTCTTCGTTGTCAGTATCAGTACTAAAAACTAAATAGTTAAACGATGGGGCCTTAATTGGCCCCTATTTTCGGGGATAAAATGAGACCTAGTGCTAAATTATTAAAAGATTTTTTCGTTCAAGAAACACCAAGTGGCGTTATAAATGGTATAAATCAAAATTTTTCTATTTCTTATGCTCAAGATGAAAACCATGCAGTTATGTTTTTTATGAACGGTTTGCTTTTAAAACAAGGAACAGATTACAATATTTCTGGAACAACTTTGACAACTACTTTTTTTGTTCCGGTAGCTGCAATTTTAAGTGTATTTTATGTTAGAAAAGAAGGTGAATAATGTCACGTTTACAGAATGAAGATTTTAAAAGCGTTGCACAATTAACAAGTGCAGGTGGAGACCAAACTCAATTATTAAATTCTACAAAGATTTATGCTAATGAATTTGTTAAGCCTTTATCACAAGCTTTTACAGACGGTAATATTGCAAACTCTAATAATAAATGGTTTGGTTCTTTATACACAAATTCACAAACTGGTGCTGATATAAATTTAACTCTAAGCACTAAAATGATTATACAAGTAAACGGTTCAAGCTTAACTTCTATAGCATCGCTTGACGATAATACTGCAAATAGATTGATCATGGTTATTAACACTGGTTCAGATTTAACAATAAAAAATCAATCAGTCGCTGGATCTGCTGGTAAAAAGATCTATACAGGATCAGGTTCAGACGTAACTCTAGCTCAAAATCAAGCAATGTTTTTCTGTTATAATTCTACATTAACATCATGGGTTGTTGTTGGGGCTGTAGGATCTGGAGGATCTGGAATTACTGCTCTTACAGGATCTGTTACAGCAAGTGGATCTGGATCTCAGGTTGCTAAATTAAACGCACCACGAGCATTAGATAACGTTTCTTTAGCAATAAGCACTTTCTCTAACCAAATGGTAATATCATTAAAAAATGCAGCAGGTAGTGATCCAAGCGCAAGCGATCCTTTGAATATAGCAATGAGAAGTTCTACTTTAACATCTGGATTATGGAATATTCGACAGGCAACAGGATCTACTTCATTAACTGTTTCTTCTGGTTCTACTTTAGGAATGAGAAGTGGAGCATCGCACAACCTTTATGTATATCTATTAGATAACGCAGGAACTTTAGAACTAGCAATTTCAATGGCATTATTTGATGATTCAAAACTTATAACTACTTTTGCAGAAGGTGGTGCTGGTGCTGCTGATTTGAACTATAGAATGTATTCTACTACTGCTAGAACGAATGTTCCTTTTAGATGTATTGGTAAGCTTGTATCAAATCAGACAACAGCAGGTACATGGACATCTGTACCATCAAGAATTTCAATCGGTACTTATGAAACATTTAGCCCAAATAATATAGTAAAAATTAGATATGGTCATACTGGTGCTTATTTAATATCCAATAACGTTCCATCTAGAGTAAATTATGACTCTAGATCAGAAGATACTCATAATGCAGTAACTACTGGAGTAGGCGCTTGGAACAGTGGACTAGGTGGAAACAATACTGCAAACTGGATATTTGTAGCTCCTGAAGACGGATCATATTCAGTTACATTAAATATTGAATGGCAAAGTACAGCATGGACTGCTGGTACATATATAATGGCTAGGCTATATATAAATGATACTTCGAATGAAAATTATTTAATCCTTAGATATTTACCTACTGCGTTTACTTATTATTGGCACGATACAGGATCTAATTATGTAAACTTAAATGCTGGAGATACTGTTAGAGTTAGAATATGGCAAGTAGGTGTTGCCGGAGGAGCTACATTAGCAGGAGATGCAACAGCAAATTATATAGAGCTAGTAAAGGTAGGGCCTAAATATGTTTAGAATATTAGTTACAGATATTAGTAATAATTTAATGGCTAAAGGAGAATTTAAAACAATAGAAGACGCTATTTCATGGAAAACAAACTGCATAGAAAATAAAGTTTGGGGCGAAACAAGTGACTATATTGCTAGTGAACCATTTAGCATTGACGAAGAAATTTCTGCTCAACAATCTAAACAAGAATCAGTCGAAGCTTTAAATCTAGGCTTTGAAATCGTAGCAGATATTAGAGAAATAAATAAAGCTAAGATAGCTGCGCAGACATTAGACGTTGCCGCATTACTTGCCGACCCAGTTGTGGCAAATATCGAACGCGCTTTGTGGAACGGGTCTTTAGATACTGCGAAAGCTTTGATAAATGGACTACAATCATTTTATAGCGCAGAAGAAAAGGCTCCAATTGTAGAAAAGATAGATGCGCATCTTGCGAAGTGGAGTGTGTAATGAGTTCTTTTTATAAAAATATTTCGATCAAAATAGATAGCTCTGTAAATTCTTTAATTAGTGCTAGTTCTGGGACTTTATACACAGTCCCAGCTAATTGTTATTTAGTTTTATCTAATTGGGATTCATCTAGATATATAACAAGCGGAACGGCTGTTTTGACATTTAATTTATTATTAAATAATACAGCAGTTGATAAGCAAACTTCTAATATAGCAGTAAGTAATTTTTCTGTTTATAAAGAATTTGCAGGTGGATTATTTGCAGGCCCTGGAAGTGTAATAAGTTTTCAAACTTTAGGAGGAACTTATTCTACTGGTAATACAACAATAAACGGAGTCTTATTTAAAAATTCACCATAGGAGTCTAAATGGAATTTCAAGAGTTTGCTTTTTGGTTAATGACTGCAATGATGATGTTAATAGCTACAGTATTAGGATGGTTTTTATCTAATATACTAAATGAAATGAAGGGAATTAGAGGCAGCATAGCAGATCTAAATAATCATGTCGCAGTAGTTATAGAAAAGCAGAGTTGGCATGAAAAAGAAATTGAAAAATTGAATAAAAGAATCGACGATATTAAACCAAAACGAGGAGTAAAAAATGCTTAACGAAGAAATGAAACAAGAATTGCTTAAAAAGATCGAACTTGAACTAGAAAAGCAGAACGAAGAACACATGGATGAAGTTGTTGCAATGATCTGTGAAGAAGTTAAAAAACTTATTCCTGGTGAGCAATACGATGGCCTTGTAGAACTTATGAAGCCAGCTATGGAAAAGATTTTAAAAGCTCAAGCAGCTAAACTTATCGAGAAAATTTCTCCTCTAGTTTAATGACAGCATTCTTTAGATTACTTTTAGGTAAGCTAATGAAAAAAGCGAGTGGGTTTAGTATAAATCTGCTCGCTGTCTTATGTGAAAAGGCTTTCAAATACATAGTGAAACAAATTAAGCTTTATTTATTGCGTGATAAATCAGAAAAAAAACAAGTCAAAGAGGAAAAAGCGCAGAAAAAATATGAAGAAGCTTTAAAAGATGGAGTAACAGAGTATGACCAAATTAAAAGTACTGAAGATTTTCTTAATGGTCGTGATTCTTAGTGGATGTTCAGAAAAATACTTAAATTTACCGTATAAAGAGCCAGTCGGTTCGTACTTTCAGCCAATAATTGATCAAGAATTCTGCGAAAACGAGGTCTGTGAACGCAAAACTGTGTGCAGAGAGTACGTTTTAAATGAAAAAAAAGAGTTTAAATTAGTAAAAACGCATGACATTAAAATGTGTCATGGAATAATTGGAGTTAATAGCGACTTTTATCAATCAATTCGTAAGTGGTTGCGCGACACTTATATATGGATGCAGGAGAAATGTGAGTTTAGAAGTAACAAATAACGCAAAACAGGCAGCAAATAGGAACGAAATTCAGCCTTCAATGGTTATGAAGTTTGATCGTTCTGGTTTGATCTTTGGGTCTGTAGGCGTTTATGAATATATTAGAATCGGAATGCCTGATTTGTATATCGGTGATGATTGGGTAATCGGTGGTTATAGATTACTCGGTGAACAATCGCCTTATATTACTTTTAATACTGGTACGACATCAAAGATTTCTCAAAAACTAGATCCAAGTCGAGGACAAGGTACTACTGTGCCTGGCATGGTTGTTTCAATGGTAGATAAGAACGAAGAAATTAGTAAGTTAATGTCGCCTGGTTTAATTCTTTCTGATCCAATTGGTGAGCCTGTAACTATTTATTCAGGATTTAAAGACACATCGTTTCCACAAGATTTTAATGTCGTATTTAAAGGAATATGTCAAAGCTATCAATGCGGAGCTGGTTACATAAACATGATATTAAGCTCAGCGGAAGATAAAAAAAGACTTAATGTTGTTTCAAGAACTACGAGTAAATTAAGCTCAGCAATAGATAATTCACAGACTACGATTCCAGTTTATTCGACTGAGTTTTACACATTGCCAAGTGATATTTGTGAAACATTTATTAAAATCGGTGATGAATTAATAAAATATACTGGCAAATTGCCTGGAAGTTTTACAGGTTGTTCGCGCGCGCAGAATGGCACTATTGCAGAAGCACAAGATATAGATACTGATGTAGAGCAAGTTATTAGACTTCAGGGCAACCCATTAGATATTGCTCTTAAAATCATGTTATCTGATGCAGATACTTATTACATCGATGGATTAGAAGCGAGCGCAGTTAATTTTATCAACCCATCTTTATCAATTCCTAACGCTATTATATTTAATGACGTGCATGACATGAATGTCGAGCATGGGATTACAGTAGGCGATATTGTAGACATTTATGATTCAGCCATTCCTGCTAATAATTTAACTGGTTTAGTTGTCTTAGATTTAGGCACATTTGAAAATGGATCTTACATAATCTTAAATTCTACTCTAACAGATGAGTTTACTACTACTGCAAAGATAAAAGCTCGATGCAAGTATAATACTTTACCTTTTGGTTTAGGTATGTACCCGAACGAAGTTGATATAGATCAGCATGAATTTGTTCGTGACACTTATTTAGCTGGCGAAACGATGGATTTATATTTAAGCGACGAGAGTTCAGGAAAGGAATTTATTGAGCGTGAGCTTTATCTCCCTAAAGCTTGTTTCTCAGTCCCAAGGAAGGGACGTGCTTCCGTTGCTCACCACGCTGGGCCTTTTCCTAACTACGAAATCGTGACTATTGATACTGATTCAGTCGTAAATCCATCGGCACTTAAGATTGAGCGCTCGTCTACTGAAAACTTTTTCAATCAAGTAGTAGTAGAATATAATTACGATCCAGTTCAAGAGCGATATTTATCTAGTAAACAAGTAACTGTACCAACGACTGTGCAATCTAAAGTTAAACGATTAAATATGCAGTCAAAAGGATTGCGCGATTCTGTATTTGCAGAGTCACAAATTGAACGAACTGCTGAAAAATTACTTAAACGATATTCTCAAGGTGCTGAGTTTATTAAAGGTGTTCGATTAAAATTCGGTCAAGCTTATAGATTAGAAATCGGTGATACTGTTTTAGTTGATTATAAAGATTTGCAATTAACAGATATTAAAACAGGCACTCGCGCAGGTAGCCTCCGCGTGATGGAAGTTCAGAATAAAGTTATTGATAACAAGACTGGTGAAATCACGATTGATTTAGTGAATAGCATTTACTCGCCTACAGATCGCTTCGGTACTATCTCACCGTCTAGTTTAATTGATAATGGAAGCACTACAAATAAATTAGTTTTACAGCGTTCTTGGAATACACAAGGATGGCAAAAAGAGACCGATAAATGGCAAGACTATATTGGCCAAAATATAATTATTCACAATGAAGATTGGTCTCAAGTTCACACATCAAAGATTTTAGGTTTAGACGATAGCGAGCCGCAGGGCATGAGCATTCAGTCAATAGTTGTCACTCCGAGTAATGGTTGGATTGTGCAATGCCCTGCGTATCCTTTTACTGAAAACTCAGATGACGAAGCATATTGGAAAACTCGTCACGGATTTATGTGCAATCAAGCTATAATCGCAGCAAATCCTAGCGCTAACGTAATTACATTGTCGCCAAGTGATGTCTTATACGCGCGCTTAGGTATGCGCATTCGCGTACATAACTACGATTATTCGCAAGATTCAGGAGAACTTGAAATTACAAATATAACTGGTAATGATATTACATTATCAGCTAATTTAACTTTTTATGCCGTTAATGATTACGCCGATATTTTAGGCTTTATTGATGGCGGTTATGCGTATAGGATCTTATAAATATGGAATTATCACAGCAAAAAAACATGATTCAAGCAGAAGAAACGTCACCTCAAGCTGGCATCACGCAAGGTATGCTTTCGAGAGTTGGGCAATCAATAAATCATATAAATAAAAGACAATTCGACTGTCATCATTTTAACTTAAATGGATTTTATAATATTGCCGATCTGCCTTTTTCTGTAGTTGATGGTTATATTTCATATCCTTACGCTTTTGAAATTGCAGAAGTATTGATTTTTTCAGGGCCAGTAATCGGGACTTCCGGCGTTACTGAACTAGATATTAAATGGAAGCCACAATCAAGCGGATCATTCGCATCAATATTTAGCACTACACCTAAAATTAATTCTACTGCGCAGCCTATGACACAAGCATCAATCGGCTATCAACCAAGCGGTTTTACTTCTCCTATTTTAAGCAAGACAACTTTCGCTGCTTATGATTATTTAAGAATTGATTTGCTTCAGACAATGGCAGGAGATCCAGAAGGTGTTTATGTAAAGGTATTTACTAGACCGATTTAAAGCATTTTGTTTTTACGTTTAAATTCTAGTTCTTGCTCTGGTGATATTAAGAAAATTATTTCTTGCATTGATTCTTTTAAATTAAAAATAATTCCATGATAATTTACTGAGACAAATCCATTTTTGTTTTCAATAAATAAACTTTGTTCTACTGGTACTAGTATTTTTTCATCGTTTAGTGTTGTTAATTCTAAAAGCATTTAGATCCTCTAGATTTCATGTTTCCAATTACTTGTTTATGAGCTGATTTATGCGTTCGCATGACAGCCCAATACATGCCGCCAATATCTGCAAAAGATTTATTGCTATACTTAGGATTTGTTAATAATTTTTTGTAAATTACTAAACCACAATGTAGATTGTTTTCTGGTATTAACGTGCTGCGTTCTGGATAAATAGACTTCCATGAGGTTCGACCAGATCTATTTTGCCAATCTTTTTTAAACTTTTCTTCTTCGCCTTTAATATCGAAACGACAGTCTTTGTACCAGAGCTTATCTTGATAGCTAAGCTGCAATAAACCCTCTGAGACGATCGGCAAGTTAGTAGCCTTGTCTATACCCATAGACTTCTCCCAAAACATCGCTGTAGGTTCCCACGTTGATTCAGGGCCTGCCATAGAAAACAGTAAGTCAGCCCAAAACATGACTCGATCTTCTGGCAACATCTTAGGCCATTTCGGGCAAAAGCCAAGCATACGCTTGTCAGATAGCGTCAACAATTCAGGCATAGATGAAACTGTTGATTTTATAAACTCGTCGTAAGTCCATTTCGATTTAGTATCGCTAGGCGGTTCTGTATATCTTTGCGCGCGCTCGCATGAAAGTAATAAAAGTAAAGGGACAAGAGCGATTAATTTTTTCATGTTGTTGTCCTAAATCCTAAGATTTTATTGTTTTGATAAAATGCTACTCTAACAGAGTTGCTTTGATTGCCACCAAGACATTTAGAAACTTCTGTATTGCCATCAATAAAAAAGCAGACGTGACCGCTAATGTTATCGCTGCCACGACTAAAAATAACAAGATCGCCCTCGGTAGGATTTTGCGTATTGTACCCGAAAGCGAGCCAGCTCCTAGCCATTGCATTCCTTGTCGGTAGTATTGGGTTGATTGATTCATCCGTTTTATCTCCTATTTTTAAAACTAAATCATCCATGCTTTTTAAAAAAGCGTTTCGCTGTGTGAAGCTATAGTAATTTAACATTGGAAACATTTTTTTATTATTAATCATCATCCCTGACATTAAAAAACACCAGTTAATAAAAGCAGAGCACCAAGGAGTTTCGTCAGTAGTCGCGTTTAATATACAAGTTGAATGATATTCTAATATGCGTTGATTGTGTTTAGAGCCTTCGATTTCTTTAACGCCAATTTCTAATTTTGCTATTTCATACGCTAGCTGTTGTTGAGTCATTCTAATTCTCTTTTAGATTATTTAAAAAAGCAAAAGAACCACATAATTCTAATGATTTTTTATTATAAGCTTTTGCTGCTTCTATTTCAGATTTAAAATAACCTAAATCATATCTAGTTCCATTTTTAGATATATAAGCGGTCCACGGATTTTTTTTATTATTTTTATATTTATATGAAACACCTCTATATTTAGATACTGTTCCTTTAGCTTTAGCTTTATTCATAGCATTTTCTCCCCTTGTGGCGAGTCGCAAATTTTCTAAGGTATTATCTAGTTTATTTCTATTTATGTGATCTATTTGAAATCCAGTAGGCCTGCCAAGCAATAAAGTATGAAGATAGTATTCTTCCTTAGCAGAGCCAAAATCAGTTTTTATATATCTACAAATTTTTACATAACCTCCTGCAAATCTCCAACTCTTAAAAATATGTAAGTATTTTTTGCTATCATTAGATATTTTAGTTATTCGTCCACAAGGCAATTCAATCTCTACGCAATTTAAAGACTCCGAAATTATTTTCAAAATACCAACCACTAGCTAATAAATTTAATAGAACTATAGGGTACTTTTCTGAAAATCTCAACATACCTATGCTATGGCTTTCAGAATGATGCGCTCGGCAAAGCGGCATAAGATTCCATTCTTCGTCAATACCGCTTGCTCCATATGATTTTATATGACAAGGATCGCAACCGCGTTTATTGCAAACAAGACAATGCTTATTATAAAAGCTAGCTCGCAGATTTTTGTTTTTCATTTTCTTCTAATATCTGAAGCATCGCAGCCTCTACTAAATCGTTCCAAGAAATATCTTTTGAATCTAATACTGACTGAACTCGTTTTTTCAAACTAGGTCTAACTTTAATTTGAATAAGAGCTGTTTTTAATTCGTCTTTATTTTTTAAAATTTTATCTGTTAATTTCATATTTAACCCGATGTGTCCCAATAATAGGCCGCAATAATAACACTTTCATTTGGCCCTTGTTGATAATATGTCTCGTTTAATTTCAAATCTATACTTCCAACTACTTTATCTTTATGCAACCATTTAAAATCTACCCATTTAGTTTTTAAATCTACGTTATCGAATTGATGTAGCTTTACGAATGGACCTCTAATAGAGCTTGCGAAAAAACCTTCTGTGCAATTGTTAGGATTAGATTGTATTTTAAATCCGCTCATAAATATCCTTTCGTTTTATTTAACATTTCTAAAGCTGCGTCCATTTCTTTTTTAAACTTATTTTCTTGTTCCGCGTTTGCAATTGCTACGCCTAGATTTCTAAGCGCACGATGTAGGTCTTTTATTAAAATGCTTTTGTCGTGGTCTTCTAATAGATCTGATTCTATGCCATTTTCATACCAATAATTAGCAAAAGATCTACCTGCGTTTTCTGCGTCTATTTCATTCACGCAACCGTATAATCCTATGCTGTGAATGATCATTTCTTTTATAGGATAATCTAAGTCTGGCAAAATTTGTTTGTAACCTTTTTTCCAAGCTAAAATAAAAGCGTTATTCATATTATTTGTTTCCTTTTATTAAATGATCTGCAAGATCAATTGAAATTTCTTTGATATATTCTATTACAAATCCTTTTGAAGTTTTGCACATATAACAACAAGATTCTGGTATTATTATAATGCAATCATATTTATCAAGTGGATAAAATTGCATTTCATCAATCATTTCTAGTGCTACTTCATCAGTAAAATCTGATTTAAGTTGTTCAAAATATAGATATTTCCAGTAAGATATTAAATTCATTTTCGACTCCTTCGTGTTTATATTTATAATATATCGCGTTAATTACTAAAAGTAAATAATAATAGTAATTATTATCAATTTGATACAATTACAAGCTTAAAATGCGTTTAAGCGTATCAATTTGGGACGTTATTTCGCTAATTTTTCGTCTTATTTCAGATGATTTGTGAAAATTGTTGTCTTCAGATTGCTCAAGCGCGTCGATTAAATCGAGTTTTTCATTTTCAAGCTGTTTTAACTGTGCTTGAATTTTCTCCATGCAATAATTTAATGACAAAAATACTCAGGAGTAAAGAAAAAATGAAAATAAAATGCGCGCATACTGAACTTGTCGATGTCGATAAGCTTTTAATGATAACAAATCCAAGAAATAATAACAAGCATCCACAAGTACAGATCGAAAGATTAGCTAAAATCATAGATTTTCAAGGACAAAGATCGCCGATTGTTATTTCAAATAGATCAGGATTTATAATTAAAGGCCACGCAAGACTTGCGGCTATTTATAAACTCGGCTGGACACAAGCTGCCGTTGATTATCAAGACTATACAAGCGAAGCAGAAGAGTATGCAGATATGACGGCAGATAATGAGATTGCTCGCTGGGCGGAATTTGATCTTGAAAAAGCAATTTCTGATTTGAACGAGTTAGACTTAGGTGATTTAGATTTACTTGGGTTTCAAGATAACTCAATTATAGAAAAATTCCTTTTAGGAAATAAAGATTCAGAAAATGATCTTTTAAAAAAAACAAATGATGAACAAAGTGACTTTGATCCTAGTAATTTTGATGAAAATGTTTGTCCACATTGTGGGGAAAAATTATGAGTAACTATGGGCTTCCATATATGGGAAGCAAAGCAAGAATAATAGAAAAGATTTCTAAATTCTTTCCGAATGCAGATCATTTTTATGATTTGTTTGGAGGTGGATTTTCAGTAACTCATTATATGATGGAAAAAAGACGAAATAGCTTTAAGACATTTCACTATAATGAAATAAGAAAAATAACTACAGATTTAGTAAAAGACGCAATTGCGGGAAAATATAATTATAAAGTTTTTAAACCTGAATGGATAAGTAGAGAGAGATTTGAAAAAGAAAAAGAAACATCTGCTTATATTAAATATATATGGTCATTTGGTAATAATGGAACAGGTTATCTTTTTGGAAAAGAAATAGAGCAAGACAAAAAATCAATGCATATTGCAGTAGTTTTTGATGAGTTTGATGATAATTTTAAAAGATTATTTAAGATTTCTAGTTGGCCTAAAAAAATGTCTATAACAGACAAGCGATTATTTCTAAAAAAAATAATAAAAGTAAGTAATAGACTACATGAACTACAGCAACTACAGCAACTAGAGCAACTACAGCAACTAGAGCGACTACAGCAACTAGAGCAACTAGAGCGACTACAGCAACTAGAGCAACTACAGCAACTAGAGCGACTACAGCAACTAGAGCGACTACAGATAACATCATTAAGCTATGAACAAGTAGAAATTAAAAACAACTCGGTAATTTATTGTGACATTCCATACAAAGGTACTGCTTCTTATGGATTAGACTTTGATTATGATAAGTTTTTTAATTGGGCAGATGCTCAAGTAAATCCAGTTTTTATTAGTGAGTACAATATAGACGACAAAAGATTTAAGATATTGAAAGAAGTTTCATTTAATACTACGTTTTCAAATGGATCTAATACAAAGTTGGTTGAACGACTTTATGGCAACAAAAAAGCGCTTGAAATAATAACTAATCATCTTAAAAAGATAGTGAAATAGTTTCAATACTATGTGTAAAAAGTACAAATTAGGTTACTTTTTATAAAACTATGGGCTAGTAGACTGCTTACTTTTAACGCAATAAGGATTATTATGCAGTACAAAATAACGATAATAAATTGGGAAAAACATAACCCGTCTAGCAAGCGAGGTTATACACACTTTATGCTAAGCAAGAGCATATTTAGTGACAACAAGGTGTCAATGTTGAGCGCACGTGAGTTCCAACTATGGCTCTACTTGATCACACTTGCAGCAGACATGAGACATCAGTCGTACATACTTAATACAAACATGGTACCTAAGTGTATCCACATTAGAGCAAACAAAGTACACACATCGATCATGCGACTTCAAGAATTACAGCTAGTTACGGCTGAAATTTTATCAAAAAACTGCTTAAATAGAATAGAAAATAATAGAATAGAAGAGAAAGTAATAGAAAATAATAGAATAGAAAAGAATACTACTAATAATAAATTATTAGTAGTTAGTGGTACAGGCGAAGAAGAACAAAAACTTTTATCCGATCGGCCGAGCAAAGCTCAGCCTCGCGGCTGCATAGATGAGTTTTCTCATGACGAGGTATGTCTAGAATTTTTATCAAACGTAACGCACAAGGCCCAAAAATCATGGCTAAGCGCTTATCCTTCGGTTGATTGGATCTGTCACGAGGTTAGAAAAGCAAACGCTTGGTGCGAAACTAACTCTCACAAGGCACCGAAGGACAAAGGAAAGTTTATGCTAAATTGGCTAAGCAGGGGTTTTGAGGATTATCGAAAATCACTCCAATCGAAAAATGTTTATGACCCTAACGCTGCGCTACGAGAAAAGTTGGAACGCGAGGAAAGGATGAAAAATGAAAAAAATTCTTTTTAATGAATTTGAATATTATGGCCAACGCGCCACAGACGCTCAGTTAAGCGCTTGGGCACTAGACCTAGCCGATATACCAACCGATGAGGTTTACGCGGCGCTAATCAAGCTTAGGCGCGAAACAGGCCGTACTAGACCTCCATTGCCTAACCAAATTCGCGATGTAATCTTCAAATATGAAACTTCCGAGCAAGCTTGGGCAACTGTTCCGCATGATGTTGACGATGAGAGTCGAAGTTACGTTATGACAAACGAGGCTAGGCTTGCATGGGGTAAAACAATTCCATTGCTACGAAGCGGCAATATAGTACAGGCGTTTTTAGCATTTAAGGATTTTTATAAAGAAGAAGTTGAGAGATCAAAAGCAGCGAGCGTAAAGCAGAGTTATGAGGTTATGTTTGGAACTTGTAAATTAGATCGAGACGAAAAGATCAGATTAGCTTACGAGCAAAACAAGATAACAAAAGAATTGGCTTTTAAATATAATCCTTATATTGAACTTCCAAATGTTAAGAATAAAGCATTGCAACAATCTGAAAAATTAAAACTCGAATATAAAAAACCAGTTGAAGAAGAAATAGTTTTAGATGAAGCAACGCGCGCGCAAAGGCAAAAAGATATACAGAATTTAATTGCAAATCTAGGTAAACAGATTACATAGTAAGAAAAACATAAGGAGAGCATATGAAATGCGGATTAGGTAAGATACCAAACGAATTGCGAGAAGGAAGAATTGTCACATCACCTTCTAAGCTAGGCGATATTTTAACATCACCTAAACATTATCACTGGAAACATATTTTAAAAAGGCAAGAACGAACAGATGCAATGATCGAAGGTTCGATGATTCATAAGTTTATTTTAGAGCCTGATGATTTTTTTAATCATTATCATATGCCTTTAGATAAAGATTTATATTTAACAACAGCAGATAAAATAAAAGAATTTTTAAAGCTAAGTGGCGAAAAAACTACTGGCAAAAAAGAAGAGCTAATAGAACGTGCGCTTGCGATAAATCCAGATTTAAAAATCTATGATGTAGAAATAGAAAAGATTTTAGCGAGTGGTAAAGAAATAATAAAACAATCAGACGTTGAAATGCTAAATGAAATTAAAATGAGCATTGAAGTTAATCCATTTTGTAAACAGTTAATGAACGACTCTAAGTTTGAAGTTGATGGGTGGTTCACTGATGAGTTAACTGATATTATAATTACTTTTAAAATTGATATTATTAAAAAAACTGAATCTAGAGTTTTTGTAATTGATTTAAAAAAAGTAAGAGACGTTAAATTAAAAGAAATGAATCGCTGGCTTTATTATTCAAATACATATATTCAACTTGCGATGTATAGAGAAGCAGTTAAACAATTATTTGATGCTAAAGATCCTATTTGTGGAGTTATAGCTTGCGAAGTTGATGGACCTTACATAGCTCAACCATTCGCAATTGATTTTGGCTCAATCGAAGCTGGTGAAATTCAATATAAAAAAGCTTTAATAAAATTAAAAGAATGTTACGAAGCTAATAATTGGCCAGCTTATGATTCAAGTATTACTAATATGGCGTTACCTACATGGGCGATTGAACAAATAGATTATGATAATACAAAAGATTTAGAGGGGGTTTAAATGAACGAAGAATTGCAAACGGAATCTGCTCCAGTAGTAGAGCAAGAAGAAATAAAAACAAAAAAGGAAGTAAAGGCAATAGCTATTTCAGAAAATGGAATGGTTGCAGCTAAAGATAATATAGAGTTAATGCGGTATTGCGCAGCTTTGGTTAATACAAACATGGTTCCACAAAGATTTGATACGCCTCAAAAGTTATTTGGCGCGCTTATGTTTGTTAGGTCAGTAGGATTGCCTGATACATCTATTAGGCAAGTAGCTGTTATTCATGGCACTCCATCGATGTTTGGAGATCTGCCATTAGCTTTAGTGCAAAAATCAGGTAAATTAAAAGTTTTTAATGAGCGTTGGTTTGATGATGATTACAAAGAAATTTGTTATGAAAATAAAAACTTATCAAATAATGTATTTGGCGCAGTATGTTTTATTCAGCGTGAAGGAGAAGAAAAACAAGAATCATTTTCATTTACAATCGAAGACGCAGAACGAGCAGGTTTATATCCAGATAATAATTCTAATAAACCTTGGATGAAATATACTAAATTGATGCTTCGTTATAAGGCTAGATCAATAGCTTTAAAATCTAAATTTGCAGATTTGATTTCAGGAATTTCGATAGCAGAGTACGATCACGATATATTAGGTAGCGAAGAAATGCGAGATGTTAGCGCTCCAAGTGCAGCTGAAGAAATGACTAAGGCTTTAAATGGCTTGCAATAATTATTACCCATGCATAAATAAATGCGGAACAGAAACTAATCATTCTAGTGGTAAATGTGCTAAATGTCGCGCTTGTAAATGCAAGCGGTGTGGTAAAGTATTCGCACGTAAAATAAATTATTATAAAGATGATTGCTATCAGTGTCAGCGTTATACAAAAATTTCAGCAACAGGAATCGAAGATCATTATGCAATCTAAAAAAACAATTTCACAATTAAGGTTTGAAATATTAACTAAGAACGCAAGATTTTATAGAGACCAAAATGCAAATGGAACAGAACGATATTATATGCATAACGATTGCTTTAATATATGGAGTACAGATGGCATAAAAAATATGTGCTATAAATTAAAATGCGATTGGTTATTAGATGTGATTGTAAATAATTACGATCTAATAAAAGAGCAAAATAAAATGCTTAGATGCGAGATTTTGCATGACACTAAGACGAGTGTAATATTTTATTTTCTTGATGGACTGTATAATATTATTAAAGAGCAAAAAATAGAAAATATAGAATTAGATTTTGATGTTATTTTGTATATCGCGCCACATAGATTAGACGAAAATAATTGTAAATTTATTATAATGTTACCTACGGAGTATTAAATGAATATCAGAATTTTAAACGGTATTGATTATATATATTATAGTTTTGAAGCAGATACATATTTTATATTAAATAGAAATAATGTTTATGTATTTATAGAAAATAAAACTTCATTTAGGATGTATAATATAATAGGAATAAGAAAACTTATTAAGGGAAAAAGTATTATTAAAGTTGGTCGGTTATGATTAATTTACAAGAAGATAATTTAGAAATACCTATAGAAATTAGAGAAAAAATATCTGAATATGCAGAAACATATTGCAATGTTAATCGTCTCACACATGACAAATATGAATCGCATTTTAAAGCTTATACATTAGGAGCGTATGCGATGTTTTATGTTTATAACGAGAAAAAATCTCCTATTATAAAAATATATAACGACATAAAGAAAAATAATAACGAAAAAATTAAAGAACAAAGAAAAGAAATAATTAGTTTAAATAAAGATAATAAAAAATTAACTAGAGAAATAAAAAAATTTAAAGAACAAGATAAATATATAAAAAAACTATTTAGTGATATTTTAAAAGATATAGATTTAGATATAAATAAATTTATTAATTAAATAATAAATTAGCAGCTTAAGGAGAAGTGAGATGATAGCAGTATATTTAACTTTAATTTTAGCAGTAACTTTTTACATAACTTTAAAAGCAATTTTAGATTACAAAAAACAAACAAAAAATAACAAGGAGAATTAGAATGAGAAATTTATTATTATTAGCAGTATTATTAAACTTAACTGCGTGTGGTTTTGAGATAGTAGACCCTGGACATAGGGGAATTGAAACTAATCTAGGTAAAGTAGTAGGCGAGCCATTACCAGAAGGACTTCATTTTTATAACCCTATCACATCAGATATTAAGGAATTTAACGTAAGGCAAGAAACATGGAAGGATAAAACGTCTATATTTACAAAAGACACTCAAAGAGTCGATGTAGAATTCGCCATTGCATATTATCCGAACCCAGAAGCAGTTAATAAAATTTATTTGGAAGTTGGTGAAGAGGACAAGCTAATTGAAAAAGTAGTAAAACCAGTAATACTTGGATCATTGAAAGATGCAATTGGGCAAGTTATTGCTGATGAGTTAGTTCAAAAAAGAGAATTGGTAACTAAAGAAGCTCTTAGAGAAGTACAAGAAAATTTAAAAGCAAGGAACGTTAATATAACAGATTTACAGTTTACAAACTTAGATTTTGATGATGCTTATGAACAAGCAGTAGAACAAAAAGTTGTAGCAATTCAACAAGCACAACAATCAAAGAATGATACTGTAAAAATTGAAGAGCAGGCAAGACAAACGGTGGCAACTGCAAAAGCAGAAGCGGAAGCAATGAGAATAAAATCAGCCGCACTTGCTCAAAATAAAGGACTTGTACAATTTGAGTTAGCTAAAAAATGGGATGGAAAACTTCCTGTGTATATGTTTGGAAATACAACTCCATTGTTAGATTTAAAGAGTATAAAAGAGTAAGTTAGATGAGAATAAACACAAAAATAATTAGATCACTAAATCCATGTAAAGATAGATTCAATAATTATCTAAAGTATTATGCTGATTTTGACGATCATTTGAGAGAATTTATTTTGCTTGATAACATATCGTATTCAGACAAAGTATGGGTATTTACTAGACTTGCGACTAAGGTGCAGAATGTAAAATGGTCTTTGATGTGCGCGTCTAAAGTTCTTTATATTTTTGAAGAGAAATATCCTAATGATGATAGATCTAGAAAAGCATTAGAGGCATGTGAAAATTATTTGAATAATCCTTCTGAAGATAATATGTCCGCAGCGGCTTATGCGGCTTCTGCGGCTTATGCGGCTTCTGCGGCTTCTGCGGCGTCTGCGGCTTCTGCGGCTTCTGCGGCTTATTCTGCGGCGGCTTCTGCGGCGTCTGCGGCTTATTCTGCGGCGGCTTCTGCGGCGGCTTCTGCGGCG